ACGGATAAGGTCGATATCTTCCTTTGAGATGCCCGCGAGACGCGCTCTTTCGCGCACTACGTCCACATCGAGACGCTCTTCGATGATGAGCCACGTCTGCTCCTGCAGATTCATGGTGTTCTCGTTCGATAAGTGCATCTGCGTGTTGTGGATGAGTTGCGGAACTTTGCGTGTGTCACCGCCCTCGCCCCAAAGCAGGTACGAGTCGCCCTGAACAGCCGCGTGAGACAAGCCCCGCTTCGACATCCTCTTGCACTTTCCCTTCTCCCAAGAGATAGAAAAGAGGTCGTTCAGCTTGCCGACTATCTCGCTTGTTGATACGGTCACAGGAATCGGCACCCCCGTCATCTCATCGACTGTCGTTTCGCCCGTAGGAATCTCCCTATCCCCATTAAGGTCGGAAAACAGCGCCGTGACCGTCGTTGATGCGATGCTCGACACCTTGTACTTGACGGTCGGCTTGATAAAGTTCATTGAAGGAAGGTCTTCCATTCCCTCGCTGTTCTGACAGGCTTCCCACTGCTTGCCGATGTACATGAGCCAGTTCTTCTCCGTCTTGGTGAGAATCGACTTCTCCTGCATGTATTGCTTCGATTTCTCGAACCTCTGCCAAATTTCGTAAATGTCTGTCATACTGTCGCCTTGTCGATGCGTTCAAGCATCAGTTCATCATCCGTAGGTTTGCGTTTTTTGCTGTGTTTCAGGATTTTCTTCGGTGCGTTGCAGTTATATCCGATAACGAAAGCCGCTATCGTCATAATCGGCATCAGCACCGCCAAAACAGCGATTACGATGAGTTCCATTATTTCTTCTCCTCGTCTGTTTTCTTTTCCTGCTTCTTAGCGGCAGGCTTCTTCTCCTCTTTCTTCGGTGCTACAGCTTTCATGATTGACTTGATTTCCGCTTCTCTTCTTTCATTCTCGTTCATTCAAATCACCCTCAACTTTCCCCGTCCCTGTGAGCCTTTCTTTGTCTTCGCCCATTCAGGGAACATCTTGTCAAAATAGTTTTCCTTCTTCTTAGGTATAGCGTTTCCTCTCTGATAGATAAGCCTGTTCAAAGCCTGCGACATGGCGTCGACTTGGTCGTCGTGCGCCGCGTTCGGGAATGAACTGCACTCATCTACGAAATCGCCCGTGAAGCGCTTGTGCTTCGGCAGATGTACGTTCCCCGACTCGATAGCACCGAGTATCGCCTGCACTCTCGCCATCTTTGAGCCGATAGGCTGTACCGCTATCACACCCGTCATCTCGTAACGGAGCATCCTGATAATGGCTGAGCCGTTCGCCTTGTCCTCGACCAAAGTCGTTTTGCACTCAGGGTACATAGCTCTGAGTCTGCGTATCTCTACGATGGTGTCAGGGAACGATAGGTGCTTCTTTACCGCATCTATCAGGTAGATATCAGCGTCTGTCTTGCCCCATACCTGTATCGCCACGAAGTCGGACTGGTCTTCGTCTTTGAATGCCGCGTCCACCGACATCACCCATGTGTTTATCTGCGGTAATTCTTCGTAGTATTCCCACCACTCACGCTGAATGATGTTTCCTTCCATAGCGGTAGGACGACCCTGAAACAGCGCGTTCCATGTCATCGAGCCTTCAAGCGATACAAGCCCCTTCTTGTATTCCCGAAGCCACGCGTTATCCTTGCCGATTTCAGGACACAGTGCATCGCCTATCTTGCGTCTGCACAGCGTTCCCGTCTCGTCACGCCAGCAGAACGGTTCTTTCTCGTCTTCGCATTCGCACGGAAGATTCAACAGTTTGATGTTCTCTTCCTCTTGTAAGAGCCTTCCCGCCAAATCGTCTTCGTGCCACCGTGTCATTATCAGAATGACTTTGGCGTGCGGCGCGAGACGTGTCTTGAAGGACATCAACCATTCCTCGTATATCAGGTCGCGGCGCGATTTCGAGAACGCTTCTTTCTTGTTCTTTATCGGGTCGTCTATAATCATCAGATTCGCAGGCTGACCCGTTACGCCCGTTCCGACACCACGAGATATCATCCCGCCGTGCTTTGAAGTCTCGAATTCGACCGCCCTGTTGTTGTCCTTCGCAAGCGTCAGCCCGAAGACATCATCGCCGAATTCCTCTATCTTTCTTCGGTTGCGTCGTCCGAACTTGATAGCAAAGTCCTCGTTGTAGGAAATCTCTATGACGTGGTTCTCAGGATGCCGTCCCAAGTACCACGACGGAAGGCTTTCCGTAACGCTCTGCGATTTTCCATGCTGTGGCGGTGTTGAGATGACTAATATCTCGTATGGCTTCTCTGTCGGTCGCTCTACAAAGTTCTGCACATACCGACATAAGAACCGATGGAATCGAGTCTTCTTCCATGCGCCCTGATGGACGTGATATACATATTCGCAGTAGTCTGTCTGCAGTACCGCCCTGTACGCGTCTACTGCACTTATATTTGCCATCCACACCCTCCCATCACCATCACGCTAAGTGCCAAAGCACTTTTCGGATTTTTTCAAAATTTTTTCGCATCGAGTCCAATAAGTCACCCTCAATTGGGGCTTGACCTACTACTCCCAACACGACCCGAAGTCGTTGCCCTACGCACCAACGAAAAAGACACTCTTGACGAGTGCCTTCTTCGTAGTAAGGAGTAAGTAAGTATGTTGAAGAGTTTCCAATGACTGCTTGCCATGTGTTTTCAGGTGCGTTCCGATTTGCAGATACTCTATATATATATAGTAGAGAGTGAGCGCCCGCGGTTGGGGCGGAACGGTTTGCCTCATTTCATATCCCCCCTGCCACTGAATCGCCCCTGCCGCCAACTCTCTTCCTTTTATATATAGGGCGTCCATCGACTTTGTGCGCGGGTTGTGTACACTATCTGCAAAGTGTGTCATGTATCCGCGTCCCCCTGTCAGCATTCAAGAGCGGCGGCACCTATCTGCATACAGCTTTCCGAAAGCTAATCGGCGGCAATGCGGAATGATTGCAGAGCCTGTCGCGCTCATTACTGATACTGTTCTCTACTTGTAATAGTGCTGACCTTATCCACACTTGGCAAGGCGTCCTGCTCAATTTGTAGGCTGACAGACAACTTTTTTCAATTTCCTGTTGACATTGTTCTACTCATGAGTATACTTGTACTTGACAGGACGCCCCCTGTAGCCAACAGGGGCAACACTCACAGCAGACTACACAGCACACAGCAGACAGAAAGGAAAGGTGCAATCATGTCAATCACACTCGAAACCATCAACAGCATATTCAGCAGTGTTTATCCATCCAATGGCTTTAAGCACAACAACAGCAACGACGCCATCATGGCGGCACTGAATGCAATGAACACTACAGAAGATGAAGTACGCGAGTACACAACAACAGAGGAATTCAAGCTTCATGCGCAGGGCTATCACGCACTCAGAGGATTGAAAGCCTACATCAAGGCTAAGCGCGGCGGGAAAATGCCAATGCCGAGAAAAGCCGAGCCGAAACCGAAAAAGGCAGAGCCGAAAAAGGCAGAGCCGAAAGCCGCCGAGCCTATGCCGCCGCACTTCATCAAGTGTACTAATGTAATCAGCATTGCGGGACGTCCCCTGCTGATGACAGGACCTGCAGGAAGCGGCAAATCTTACACAGCGGAAAAAGTCGCTACAGAGTGCGGCGCCACAGCATTCTACACACAGAGCAAGGTATCATTCGACACCGACTTAAAAGGCTACATGGACGCCTACGGAAACTATGTACCTACAGCGCTTTACAGAGCAATCAAGCGCGCAGACAGCGGCGAGAAGACGGCGTATTTCCTCGATGAGATTTTCGCAGGGGATACAAGCTGTCTCACAGTAATTAACGACCTGCTGAGCGACGGAAAAATGACTTTCCCTAACGGCGAAACACTCAGCGCCGCCAACCTTATCATAATGGCGGCAGACAACACTAACGGCAACGGCGCTACGAATCAGTACAACACCCGCAACAAGGCAGACAAGAGCTTTCTTAACAGATTCGGATGCGTATTCGTAGACTACGACAAGAACGTTGAAAAGAAGTTATCACGCGGTCATGATGATATTCTCGAATTTATCCGAGCAATCCGCGCCGCATCCGAAAAGAACGACCTCGATATAGTTGTATCGTACCGCTCAATCGATGCGATGGCAAAATACGCCGACGCGGGTATCGACTACGCCGAGACAGTAAACACCTTTGTATATCAAGACGCACTGACGGAAGATGACAAGGACACATTGAGACAGGATGCAAAAATCGCGCGCCTTATCGCAAAAGGCAATCCATACGCAATGGCTATGTAAAGCCCCGCAGGACGTCAGCACGCAGCACACAGGAAAGGAAAGGAAAGGAAAAGGTGCAATCATGAAGAGCTTCGAAAAGAAATTCGGAAAGTACAATGCGCGTATCGAAAAATTCAGCGGCATTGATGAGATGGTAAAGTGGGTAGAACGCACACCATCAGACGAGGGCTTTAAAGATATTGTCAGCGGCACTCACGAAGTAAGAAAGGGCTTTAATGGCGTCGACTCTTACGAGCAGGCTCGCGACTACATCAGAAAGGGCGTCAACATGAAAGACGTTAAAGCGGCTATCAACACAGGAAGCCGCGACTACAGCAAAAAGCAGAACGTCAGACACATCAGCGGCGGCGCGCCTTGCGTCCCTGCCGCCGTAGCAAGCGACCCGCGCGCAATGTATCAGAGACGCAACACACAGATAACAGGGGCGTACAACGTATTTGTAAATTGTGGCTATAATTGCGGCGTCACACCACAGGAAGCAAAAGACGCAGGTCTTAAAGTCCTGCAGGAAGTGTTGAGGATATCAGCTATAAAGCCTGTGAACCTGTATGTCGGCGCTACAGCTATCGACAACGAACGCAAAAACATTATCGGCTACGGAATGCAGATAATGGACGCGGGCAAAGCATTCAACGCGGCGCGCGTATCCTACGCGCTGACACATTGCGGATTTTTCAGAGTATTCGGCTTTGCATACTATGAGCGCACACGCGGGATGTGGTCAAGCGGCAACGCGGGAACACTCGGAAGCGCACTTGTAAAGTATGACGAAGACCTTAACAGGAAAGTATTGAACGGCGCGTTTAAAAATATGCTGTTCGTAAACATTGCCGAAATCGTAGACGGCAAAAAGGACGCGCTCAAGGAACTTGAAAACATCAGATAGCAGGGACGCGGCGAAAGCCGCACCCTGCAGATATCAGAAAGCACACAGCAGTAGAAAGGAAAAGTGACATGGATATCAATATCAACAGCACTGCGCTCGCGGCATCAATCACAGAGCGCATAAAGCAGGAAGTCCCATGGACTCAGACATGGGTAGAAGAAAACGGCTTTAGCGGATACACGAACGTATACACAGGCAAGCCATACGGAATAATCGAGACTCTGACTTTAATGTCACAGGGGATGCGCGATGAGGTTATCGGCACTGAGGAAGATTGGAAAGCGGCGGGATATGAATTATGGGAAGACGAGCCGCGGGCAATCATCCTTAAAGAAGGGCAGACGCTCGAAGACCTATTCGACGAAGACGGAAACATTCGCGAAGGTATCGGCGTTGAAGTATATGGCAGTTCAGCTGTCAGAGATAAGAAAGATAATACGCCGTACCCAAAGCGGGCGCAGGATTATCCGAATATAGACATGCCGACTACGCGGCTCGATGAAGTTCTGAAAGCATACTACGAAGCAGAGGGCATCGACTACGCAGAAGAAGAAGGCTCACAGTCATACTTTGCACCCGAGGAAGATATTATCCGACTCCCTGCAAAGAAGCAGTTCACAAGCCTGTCGGGATATCTCGCAACCAAAGCACACGAGACTATACACAGCACAGGCGTGTACGTCAGATGCAACCGCGAAGCCTTCAAAAAGTTCGGCGCAAAGTTCGGCACCATGAAGTACAGCCGCGAGGAACTCGTCGCAGAAATCGGAAGCGCCCTTCTGCTCTCGGCATTCGGACTCGATACAGAAGAGACTCGAAAGAATACGGCGGCATATTGTCAGAATTGGTTACAGCAGTTACAGAATAATCCGCGATGGATAATGACGGCGGCACAGCTTGCTGAAGAAGCAGTGGAGTACATAATGCAGTACGCATAAAGCGGATAGGGGAAAGTGAGGGTACAGACATGAAAATTATTGAAATCATAAAGTGGGCTATAGTCTGCATGATGTATGCAGGGCTTGGGCTGTTCATGGTAATAGGCACAGCAATGTGCGGCGCATAACCTTTAACAATCCGCATCACGAGCGGGTGCGGATGATTAAGGGCTATCACCAAAGCAGAGGAATAAATATATCTCAGAGGAATACACGAAAGGAGAAAGAACAATGACAATTTGGATTGAGGACAAAGGCACATCATGGTGCGGGCATGAATGGGTGATATCATCCGAGCGGCACGACGGAATCGTGTATGCCGCAGACAGCAAAGAGGAAGCTGTTCGAAAGTACGAAGCTGACAGGAACTGTAAGGTGGATGCAGTAAAGGAATGGTAATCGAAAGGAGCTGGAAGATGGAAGATAAAAGAATATGCCCTGTCTGCGGGCAGGAACACGACAGAGAAGAAATGCTTTTCACGCACGACTGCCATGGTATTCCGTTCAGACTTGTCTGCTACGGATGCTACGAAAGCATCATGGAAGAGAAAGGCTATGACGGAGAATATTACACGGAACTCGACGAGAATATATGGGATTATTAGAAAGGAGAATCGGAAATGACATTGCTGATAATAGCTATAATCTGTATCATTGATATAGTCGCAAGGACATACATCACAGACGAGGGGATATGCTATGAGATGCCGAACGGCAAGCGCAAGCAGATAATCAGAAAGAGAGGAACACAGACTAATGGCAAAAATGCAGAGTGAAAGGGTGACGGCGGCACAACGAGCCGCCGCCGATAGATACGACTCAAAGACATTTAAGAAGATATCGTTTGCACTGCGGCTTCAAGAGGACGCGGACATCATCAAGGATATTGAAGCCGCGAAGTCTGAAGGGCTATCGTTAAGGGAATGGCTCAGAAAGATATACGGCAACAGATAACAAGGAAAGGATAGGTGCGATATGAAGATTTACAGGGCATTCTTTACCAACACGATATACGGCGGAGAGTTCAGCATAGACTACTATTCAGAAAGCGCGATGGAAGACGGTATCAACGACCTATTCTTCAGAGGTGCTGAATATAACGGATACATAATAATCGAAACAGACAAATAGAACCAAAAAGTAAGAAGCCGCTCGACATGGTTTGTTAAGCGGCTTCTCTTTTTTTTCAAGCGCACACAGCTTGAAAGGAAAGTATCTATTTTATAACACACTCAGTCTGTATTATCAAGTTCAGTTCGGCATCACGATGTTGGTAAACTTCGTGAGTGCTATCTTTTTTATTTTGCGGAGTTCTTCGAGATTCTTGATTCCGCAGTGGCTTATGATATCGGTGTCCTCGCAATGGTCAATGAGCCAAAACTTTAAGACAAGCCTTTCGACTTCGGGAAGGTCGTTCAATCCGAGGACGACCATATCAACATAAAGTTGGTACTCGTTCTCGCGGAGCTGAAGCACCTTCATGTACTGTTCCCAATCTCCCCTGCTCGTAGCGCCTATGGGATTCTCATAATATCCTTTGGCGACACGCATCGCATCTTGAATAGCGCCGAGCGTCCTCTTATTCTTTTCGTAGTCCCCTATCAGAGAACACACATCGAAAGTCCAATACCTCACGACAATTGCGACCTTTCAAATTCCTGCCAGTCGCCCTGAAGACCTGAAGGCAAATCTGCTGGCGCATCAATCATCTTTACTTTTGCAACGACCAGCCCGCAGACTGGACAAACAATCAAATCGTTCTTCGTATCATAAAGCGTGTCGCCGTGGGGATATCCGCTTTCGTCTGCAAGGCTCTTCCCGCAGTTGCAGTTGAATCCGTTCTTGTAAACAGACTCACGCCATATGTAGGCTTCTTTCTTCACTCCTCATTCTCCTTTCCAAAATAGTCATCCCAAGTATAGTTTACATCCTCGTCAGCCTTATTTTTCTGTGGTTTATCCGCCCGCAAAATTTCGTCTGTAACAAGCGTTTCAAGGTCGGTCAATCTTCTTCTCATTGATGTAATTAAATCCTCTGTGATGTGCCATATCTGCTTGCTTACAACCATCGGCACAGTGCAGGACGATGCCACATAACAGATGCAGTCCTCGCAGTTGGGATATCCGCATTCTTCCATCAGTTTGGCTCGGTCTGCGGACACCCACTCAAGAGCGTTTGCTTTTGGCTTTGTCTCCTGAATGTAAATCTCATCTGTGATGAATCCGTCCTGCTCAATCTCTCGCATCTAACACCTCTCTTTCCAAGTCGTTCAGAATCGCTCTTGCATCCCTTTGCCACGCCCCGCACCAGTTCCACAGTTTCTCCTCTGATATCCTCGGTGCGATGGTATCTACACTGACCTCGTCAATCTTTTCGTAGAGGTCACTTATCAGTATCTGTATCGTCTTCGTCTTCACCATCATCGAACTCCTCGAACTCTATAAACTTGCCGTCACAGTCATCTCCGTATCTCGGACACTCGTCACATTTGTAGATATCGCAGAGTGTGACATCACCATAGCTGTCACCGTAGTATGCTTTCATAACATCCTCACTTCCATCCGCAATCCGTCTGCGGTATACCCTTATCCGCATTTGGGCAAGTGTCGTACTTATCACAATCCTCGCAATCCGTCTGCGGAGCATCATCGTCTACCTTTAATGCGTTCGCCAAAATGTGCATCGCAGTTGTTGCTATGTCTTTACATCTATCGTCTTTCGGTTGGTAAATGCACATCATACACTCATCCCTTGCGCACATCGTCAGACGCATTAATGCTTCACGTTGTCTTTCGGGAATAAACATTACACGCTCCTTTCCGTCTGCTCTGGAATGACTTGATTTTCAAATTTCTTGTAAGCATCGAGATACCACTCGCTTTTGTCTCCGTTGAATGTAACCTCGTAGTACATTCCGTCTAATAGCGTACTTGATATAAGGAACTTCCAATTCTGTAAAGCCTTACACTTCCAAACTGTGTAGACACTGAACTCCTTTATCTCGTCTGACTTATCGAGATGCTTCCATATATAATCTGCTACTATGTCCATTGCTCTAAATTCCATCACTCGCTCCTCTCCGTCTGCTCTGCAACGATGTCTCGCCATTCTTCCCTTGCTTCTTCTTCGGTCATTTCACCGCTTTCGACAAGGCTATCTAATCTGTCATACAACAGAGATAATTCAAAGTCATTCATTCGCTACTCCTTTCTCAAATCTCAATTTGAGTTTTCAGTTTCTGTTTGAGTTATTGGTTCGTAATTGCTCGGCACACAATAATCATCAAAATTATTTGCTATGCAAGTTCCGCACCCTTTGTGATTGCATATATCGCAGTAATCATGTGTCTTCATCCTCTCCGTCTGCGGAGTATCTTTCTGCCCTAGCACATAATCCTCAAGTTGTCGCATAATCACATCAAAGAACTCCTGTAATATATCGACCTTGCATCCTAATCGGTATATGCTGATGTCATGCATGATTGTTATCACAATCAAAACAGCAAGTATAACTGCAATTACAAAGTCTTTCATTCGCTACTCCTTCCCATTGAGTTGTTCGGTTTTTCCGAACAGTTCTCGGTCTTGCATCCGTCAGCCTTTTTCATATTCATATTTGCCCCACACATAGGGCAGAAGTTGTACATTGGCGTTCCGAGGTAAGTCGGTACTTCTGTTGATTCTTCGCAAGCCGAACAGTACCAAATGCTTCTGCCCCATTTAAGGTCAAATGGTTTCCACTCTGCCATCACTCGCCCTCTCTTTCTCCGTATGAGCAGAAGTCATCGGCTTTTGTGTCTATGCTT